AGATTGATAAATATAACCCTCGGCATTAGCCCCGGTTGAACTTGATTCAAAAGAAATGACAAGCGATCCAGCGGTGCCTGTTATTGGATCACCGTCCCCATCTAGTGGATCTGAAAATGTTGTACTACCTGTTACCTTATCTTTTGGTGTTATAGTCATATCTGTAGCTACAGAATTAGCCCCTAATTCATGAGGAGGTGGATTTCCGCCCCATTTATTCAGAAGTGCTATGGACGACGGTATACCAGTGTCATTGTCATCAAAAGTCACCAATAGTGTTATTTCTTGGGTGGGTTCGGATGTACTATAAGTCTCTGCAGCAAATGTCATCTCAAAAGAGGTGCCCTGATAAGGTACAAATGATGCACCTGTACCTTCGCCCCATAGCGTAGTACCTGCGGTAAAAGCTCCACCAGCTACTGGAACATTAAAATAGCTAATACTTGTTCCACCTAAAAGATTTTTTACATCATCATAATGGTCGTTATTTTTTATTAGTTTCCCAGCACCAGTACTCGAGGTGGCATTTAGATGCCCACTCTCTGCTCGTGAAACTCTAAGGGTTTTACCATACTTCAGAAATGAAGCAGCTGGCATAAAATATTTGAATGTATCGTTATCTGGTTCACCAAACCAAGATACAAGTTCTTTTTCTGATCCTACTGTAATTACTTTATCTACAGGTCCCCACTGAAATGCTCCAGCGGTCGCTCCAATTGATGTTGCAACAGCAGGGATCACATTGGTTAAATCTATTTCTTTAACCTCTACTCCGGGTGAAAGCATGAATCCCATGTTATTATCCTCAATTAATTAAATTTATATGAATGCATTATACGGTTATATACTCAATTAACATTATTTATAAAATAGACATTTTCTAGAAAAAGTCATTAAGTTCTTTTTGATCTATTATAGCCTGTTCTTCTGGAGATATAATACCATTATCTATAATACCAAAGGGTATTATATCTCTTTCAATAGCAGCTTGTTGTTCATCATATATTAATGACTTGATATTAATATCATATAATTCATTAAATACACCAAGTTGTACAAAATAACCAAACATTACTAGATTCATTACTAAATCATCATGATGAGCTGCTCCTGCTTCAAATGATGATCCCTTTGCAATGAATGTGGTTAATTCGGATATAGTCTCTGAATCATATAATGTTAATTTACCCTCTTCTATAATATCCTTTATATTAGAACAACCTATTCGCTTAACCTTATGTGTCATAGTAATACCTACATCATTTGCTTTAACGTAGGATTCAAGAAAAGTATTTTCATATTCAAGTTCATAATATAATTCATTACCTACCATAGAACCTTGATCATTAGATTCTATAACTACATAACAATTATTATATACCTTTGCATACTTATATATTACATCAGGAAATAGTAGGGGTGATATAGTATTAACTTGATATACAGCAACTTGCTCAAATACATCACCTGTTATATCCAGTATATTAAAAGTAGAATAATCTCTACCCCTACCTTGAGCAACATCAACTAACATAATATATTGATGTTTTGGTAATGTTTCTTTATATATACGAACCCCATCATCCCTTCTATGGAGTGGCTCTATTGCTCTTAACGAAAGAAGACAGTTTGCAGTAATTAGTGTATTCCCTACACCAATAAACCTATTACCAAATTCTTGTTCGAACTGAAGTTCTGAAGTATTAGCTATTGTTTCTTCTTTCCATTTCTCGTCTCTACCCGGTACATCCATCCAGTCTACACGAAATGGTTTATATGTGTTAGTGCTCTGCATAGCACCTTCCCATAGTTTGTGAAATACATTACCAAGACCGTTCGCTGTTGATGTAATAATAACTCTAGTAGATTTACCTGATGATATTACTGGATATGTTGATGTATAAAACTCACCATCATTTTCCACAAAAGCAAACTCATCTAGGAAGAGTAAAGATATAGACATACCACGAATAGAAGAACCTGATGTAGCAGCTGCAATAATACGTGAATTATTAGAGAATTCTATGGATCCCTTATTAAGTACTTTACAACCTGCTTGAAGAAAGAATGGGAGGTTCTCTAGAGCCAATGTTACACGTGCTAGCATTTCACGAGCAGTAGCCCCTTTGTTTGCCAGAATAGCAATGGTTTTATCGGGATGAAATAATGCATACCAGAGAAGATATACAACAGACGATATTGATTTTCCTGATTGGCGACAAGCTAATACTATAGAAAACCTATTATCCTCAAAATGTTGAAACATTTCCTCTTGATAAGGATAAAGATCAAAGGGTGTTAAACCTTTATCTAGATGAACAATCTTAATGTAATTCCTTGCAAAATAGGCGGCATCTTCTACACATTTAGAATACTCTTCTACTTCATCGAGTGTCCATTGTTGAGATATACCATCTTTCTTAACATTTGCATTACCGAGATAACCAAATTGACCGTTCTGTAGCTCCATCATTCTGGTATTTTAGAGTTCATTATATCAATCATTTGAAAAAAACCTGATGTACGATTCATAGATAATAACTCATCTATGTTAAGTATATCAAATTCTTTAGCATCTATAGTTCTATTTGATGAATTAAATACATCTAATAACATATAAGCATATCCTGATGCTATCATTGCATCTGACCATGCTTTAAATTTACCATCTTCAATGTCAACATATAATTTAAATTGACAATATGTTACTTGGTTTTTAGATAGTCTTTTCTCTTCTGATAAAGGATCTTCTTGTAGCTTTTTACCTAAAGATATTAAATGCATATAGATTATATTAGGCTCCATTTCTCTCATAATTTCTAAAGCATCAAATGTATCTTTATATTTTTCAATAATATTCATCATACTTTAATTAGGTTAGACTTAACTTTAATAATATAATAATAATACATAATTTAGGATATACTACTTATGTTCAATAATGTCGTTATTCTTATCAGCTAATAGTTTCTGGAGATCTGTAGCACTCCCAATAAATACATTATTATTAGTAATTTCTGCTTTAGAAGTAGGGGCTTCAGTTAATTCTAATTTAGATTTTTCTTTTTGAAGAGACATTAATGACTCAACAACCTCAGCGTTGGTTTTAATCATATTAGATAACACTTCAAAGGCTCTAGGATGTTCAGACTCACGTGCTAATTCCATCATGAGTTCTATACCCTCAGTTCCTTTGTCTGCAAGGTTATATAATGATGATCTAATATACTTATAATCAGAATCAATATCTTTATTCATATTTAATGTTCTACAAAGTAGTCAATAGTATCTATAATTTCGTATTCATCTTCTGGTGAAGCGGTAGCTGGATCAACATCAGATTTAACTTTTTCTAGGAGTATCTGTGGAGTTACAGTAGTATCTGTAATACCTATCTCAGTATGTTTAATAATACCCGAGTCTTGTATACCTTGATAAAACCTTAGTTTTGATGTAAAATCTAATGTATATACAATAGTTCTTCTATATAAGAAATCACCCTCATACTCTTCTGATAAGTTTACTGATTGGAGTGTAAACGGAACATCTGTTTTCCTATTAACATTAGAGTTTTCTATAATAGTTACAGTATAATCAGGTTGGAATAATGGTAATATCTGTTCTATTATTTGTAGTCCTTCATCCATATTCTTAGCTAATATAGATAATTGAAACCCTATATTATATGGTGCAAATGTTCTAAGAAACCTTTTCTTATAGGAATCAGTAGGGTGTGCATAAGCATCCTTAATATTTTTATTAAGTTTAGCTGTAGCATCATAATCTATAGAAGTTATCTCAAATGCCATCCTTGGAAGTTTAATAGCAATACCCGCTTCGCGAGGATTCTCTTCTTCTTCAAGTCGGGCAATAAACTTTTGTTTAGGTCCGTACGCTAAAGGTACTCTATTAGTTTCGAGTATATTACCGGCAGCATCTCTTTTTTGTATCTGTATATCATTAAATAATGTTCCAAATACAGATACAAGATTTCTTATATGCTTGTTATAAAAAGGAGTTTCAAACATATTTAAGGTTCTCCGAACGGATTAGATTCAGAAAAATCAATTATAGAATCAGCGTTTCTGTCAAAGGATATATTAGAATCTACATTAGATTCTTCAGTATTAGGGTTAGATAGAGAAGATGCATCCGAAACAATTAATGCAGACGAACTAGATTTTTCACCTACAATAGGATATGTAGAGGATACTTGAAATTCCCTACCTTTCCCGTCAGATCCGTGTGAGTTAGTAATATATATATTAGATGTAGTAGAAGTAAAAGGTACTTCTTTGGATACTTCCCCTATAACTGTAACATCTACTGTATCTGTAGCTTGTGTTACTATTTCACCTACAGTAAATAACTGGGCTATTGACTTCTCAATACCGAATACATCATAATTAGCATGAAGAGACTCAAATTGGTCTATAGCTGGAACAGATGTATTAAACTCTTCTGAAGCGTACTCGAAGAGGTTACAATGTAACTGATATGTAGGTAGATTACCAAGGGCATAAAAAGGAAGTTCATGTTCTACATGAGATATCTCAAACATAGCATTAGATAATGGCATATATATAAGATCACCCTCAAAAGGACGAATCTGATTTTCTGTATGAAGTATCTTTTCCCATCTTGATTTAGATACAATAAATGTAGCTTGATCTCTAATCTGAAGTCCGAATTTAGACATAAGATCACCTTCACCACCCCATCCTTCTGTATTTTCTATATACATTTCTATAGAATAGGCATTCTCAAACTTAGCATAATCTTCATTTAATATATCATCTTTTGTTATAACATGTCTAGGTAGATACATAACATCTTGCCCAAACATCTGAAGAGATTCGATAATAATATCTTCATACAGATTCTGTTCTGATTTTACTTTATGGTTAAAGTGTGTATTAGTTGCCATAACTTATTAACCTATCATAAAGTCAATAGGGAGCTCGTACGATAACCTAATATCTGCTTCTATCTTTTCAATCTCCGCAATAGCATCATCATACAATTGCCTACCGTTTAAAGTAATTCCACCCGGTAAAACCATACCATCAAATTTAATTAAATTCTGACCCCATTGCTTCTTTATAAGCTGTGTAAGATATTTTTTCAACAGACGATCATTATATAAGGATGTAGCAGTTTCTGGGTCTATAGTAGACCATGCAGCTACTAGTAGATAACTTCCTACTTTTAACTCATCATCATCTACATCTAAAAATAACTTGTGTTCATGTCTAGAAAATCTAATAGCCTCTGTTGTACCAGATCCTAATTTCATATCATAGAGGGCTAATGATGATTGCATCATAGTATATTCTGCAATACCACCCATCGACATAAGTCTGTTCATATCAGCTAATCTCATTTGATACTCAATATCAAAGAGGAAATTAGACCCAGAAGCATCTATAGGTAATATCCTATCTACCCATAAAATCTGATTAGATAGATCAAGATATTTGTTCTCTTTATCCTCAGCTGTT